CTAGCCTGGACGGAATAACGCATCCTCGTCGCGGGTGTCCCAACCACGGGCATCTGTGACCTCGATTGCTTAGTTGTTTTCTGTCGGAGTCAAACCTGACTCCTCAGGAGCAATACGTCCACTAGATTCGGAGGTCTCGCACGGAGGCATGGATGCTTCCACAAGGTGCTCTAGACTGTTCAGGAGCCGGTCTAACGACCGGATCCCGGCAGTAGGGTCTGCTCGACCCACACTCTTCTCCCCCAGAAGAGCGTCTAGAGCAACCGGCAACGTGCGTTCTGCCTCGCCCAATTTGTTCCATATCTCATCCAGAGACATGTCACAAGTATGGGTAAGCAAATGCTCGTTGATGTTACCATCACCGACTGCGACTAGTACTGTTCGTACTAGGCGCATGTGGGAGCCCCTCCAGTCACGGAAACTCTGCAGTACCCTTTCAAAGGTATCGTAGAGCTCTATGACGTCTCGGAGCCACTCCCTTTCAACCGGGAGTGCGCCTTGGGGTACAACCGAAAGATATTTCTTTCGTTTGGACTCCTCGGCACTTAGACGCTGGAGGGCTGCCCATAGAGGCTGATACAAACGATCAAGCCGCCTCGCTTTCGCGAAAATGGCTGTAATCAATGGATCAGACACTCTACGGTTGTTACATACAAGCCGATCAAAGTAGTCCTTCAATGGCATACCGAAGATCTTCAATGTCAGGTTTAGTCCTGCAAAGAATGACCTAACGGAAAGGCCCTGGGACCCTAAGTGTTTCTCCAAACGCTCAGGAATCCCAAAAGCCGCCATGAAGACTGCCCGCAATAGCGGATCGACTTTTCTACCATAACGCCAGTCCTGGATCTGCTGGAAAGCAGATCTGGGCAGCGACCAGCGTAGTAGGCAGGTAAGCCAATTCGTATCGCCCAGTGACCAGACACCTCGCCGCACTGACCGCCAAACCAGCTCCATACGGGCAGCTGGGCCCCGGATCACTACCTCTTCAGATAGTGAAACGGGGGACAGATCAGTGGCACCGAGAAAGAAGCGACCTGCAAAGGATCCGAAACCCTTTCGGGAAACGAACGACTTCGCTAGACCAACTTCTATGCCAAAATCACTGCAGACCTTCAGGTATGTATCAGCCACAGCCTCATTGGCAATAGCGATATCATCACCTAGAACCAGATACTCATCGAACCACTTACGCCATCCACAAAGATAGGCGGAGTATTGTACTACCGCATGGTGGACAAGAGCCATGGCGGGCCAAGAAGACAAGGCCCCCATAGGTTGCCCACGTTTGTACCTAAATGTACTAGCGTTCGCAGAACAATGGTACTGCTCCGTAGGATAGACATCCCTATCAACAAGGAGTCTAAGCCACGCATCCGCCATCTCGGGCCCTAATATTACCCCCATCACAGCGCGGTAAAGCTGCTGTGGAATCATCTCGGTAGCTGTCTTCAAATCATAAGAAGCTATAAAAGAGAATCCTCTAGAAGAGAATTCCTTAACAGCTCCGTCCTGATCAAAAGTAGCGTCACCAGTCAGATTGCGCAACATTTTCATAAGAAAATTATGCACAGGCAATAATAGGGATTGGGACCACCAATCAAAGCACACAATATTCCTAACTTTTCCAGCTGGCTCCCGTAGAGGAACCAACTTGGCTAGCCTAGGCGCATTGAGGCCTTTAGTAATGGCCCAAACAGGGGCAATCCGAGGAGTATCCGGATCACCCTCGCCCGGTCGCTCAAAATCTTCTTTCCATTCGAAGAGGAATTTTAAGTCCTCTGGAACGGAAGAGGGGGCGATCTGATCGAGAGGGAATAGAACAGATAACAACTCGAGAACGCGAGAAAGTCTCCGTTCTCCAGTCAGCTTGAAGAACTGCCCAAGGGGCAGCAATCCTACAAGTTGATCTTGGTTCACTTGGACCCAGGTCCACCAAGACCGAAACCCGCTGTACTCCTCCCCGAATAAGAACACCTTATCCTTGAAATACCCGAGTTCTGCAGATGCTTTTTGGAGCCACACCACCAGATCCACACGAGCCATCAGTAAAGACGGCCCATGGGGCCCAGCTTTAGTGGAACCGTAAAGGTCCTTAGTCCTAAAGTAGGTCGAGGATTCTCCTCTTTTACGTATACGAGAGCCAAGATAACTGCTCAACCTCCCTCTGCAAAAGATGTTGAAATCTTCCCAGAGGCCAGATTTGTCCTCCTCCCAGGCCGGATAGGTGATTCTACCCAACGAAGGCTGAGGATGAGGGGCTTTGAATGCTCTGAACATATTAAGTACAGAGATCCAAAGTCTCAGAGAAGCTATATTACCTTCCCGTATAGCGAGCCGAGTTTGAGATGATAGGCAGGCAGGAAGCCCATGCCGAAGTCTCACTCGTATACCCAGAGCAGCTGTGTTCTGCAGCGGTTCTCCCGCTACATAGCACAGTACCGCATGAAGCTCAGCTTTGAGCCTGAGTACCGTATTAAGAACTCCGGTATGGTGGACTTGCATAGCCACGTACCGTCCAAACGAGCTAAGACCTTTACCGAAACCTAGCGAAAGTTTGCACCCAAAGAGTCTGAACCAGAGCAGATCGCCCCAGTCCATGACTAGTCGTTCGGCATTTCTGCCGGTGACTTCGATCATAGATACAACTCTTTCACCTTTGCGCGCCCCCTCTTTCGAGGTTTCCAGAGATCTCTTTTCAGAGACCCTGGTGGGCGCCCACTCTGCAAGAGGAGACGAAAACGCTAGGCGCAATCGTCCGATTCTCGCTCGGCGGGAGTCGACATTAAACCAATGTGATAATCTTCTCGTGTAGCTCTTAGCCTTTAGGGCTAAGGGGGTGGACTTTACGTCCGAAGAGGTGTTATCGGGTCGAGCTGAGTCCTCGGGTTGCTTGTCGCGTGGTGTGGCCAACACAACTAGGGTCATATCATTGCTGATAATCACCCGTGACTGAGTCACGTACTCTCGATGTGTTAGGTAGAGAATGTTTGCCGGGTCGAGAGGATCCACCACGGCGTATTTACCCGCCTGGATTTGGGTCCAATCAATCTCTCCGAAGAGAGGATGATCAGGCCGTTGGCCCAGGATAGGCGAGCAGTGAAAACTGCGAGTCGTCTTGGTAACCATTACTATGGGCATTGGGCACATGGAGAAGATTATCTTTTTCATTGTGTTCAGTGTTACATCAGTAAAAGGCTGACATCTACCCCTCTTTCCCTTTACGGGGGAGCAGATCGCTTCGGCGAGCTTGCCTTCGAGTAGATTTCACGGCTACGTTCGAAACCGTTGCACGTTCCCAGCTACTCGTTCTGTCAATGGCAGACGGGGGAGAGGGACAACGCCCTGACTATTGACCCAAGATATGCGTCTAAAGCAGGTGAAGGAGTCTCTCCTTCTTCTCTTTGCGTAGAGCCGGCACCGATAAATCGTCGGTGCGGGCCCTCTACTCCGAACAAACGGAGCGTATTCTTTTCCTAGTCCGTAGACCGGTCATGGCCAATGTGTAAGAGGCTTTGACACTTCTCGCAAAGCGGGTAGAGTTAAGCATTTTACTCATACTCCGACCCTTACTTTAAATCATCGTCTTGGGCTACTAGCTCAGATTGATGCCATCGCACCAGAGCGTCACCCGTCACCCGGCCCACCAAGGCCAGAGCCGATAACCTTTTAGTACCATAGGACCCATTGACGGCGTCCGTAGTACCTGACGAGGAGGTATGGCCCCGGGCCTTAGCTCTCTGGATCAGGTGCCTTCACCTTTGAGCCCTTAACGACTGTGCCAAGCCGGGCGATACCCGCAATTGCTACCCTACCTGCCGAAATAATAGGTCGCACCGTAGCCTTTTCAGACCCACGGTACTCCCGTTCGAACGGCCCAAGGAATCATCTCCCTTGGTGGCAGGTCACTCCTGCGAG